CAGCGCATCAACAAAGTTCTCTTTCATTGGTTACCTTTAGCCATCTCAGCCAGCTTGTCCGTCTTGTCTTGGCTCGACTTGCTCGTGCCGTAGAAGAAGTTCAGGATCGTCGCCACCACAGTCCCAAGCAAGAAGCCGAGGATGGTGTCGGCAAACCTCACATTGGCAGCGGGGATGTTGGCGAAGGTAATAAACCCAATATAAAGCACCGAGCAAAACGACCAGAACCCCGCAAAGTAGTACACGAACCGTTTGCTGAAAACGTCCGACTGACCCAGCGCGGCTGTCTGCATACCACGAGCGTCTTTGACGTTCTCAAGGTGCATCTTGGCGTACTCAAGATCAAGTTCGCGCAGCTTCTTACCGGCTTCGGGGTCGCCAAGGATTGCGTTTGCCACAGCCGCAACAGAGTCCTCAACATCAAATTTCTTGGCAATCATCGACACCGCCGCGCCACCAAGGGGTCCAGCTACCGCAGTAGCCAGAGCCGGGGCAAAACCTTTGAGGAGGTTGAGGAGTTGTTCCATCATGCCCCCCAAGGGGTGCCGGTGGCGGTGACGGGGTTTTTTTGCAACTCAATCTGCGCGGCGAGGCTGGCTTCTGTCGCGTCTTTGTCCACGCCGTTGGCCCAGCACCAGTTCAAAACCTCTTGCTGCGTCACGTTGGCGTAGGGGATCGTCGGGGTAGCCGGGGTAAAGCTGCAAGTGGAATAGACAGAGGCAGAATACGCGCCGTCCGTGGCGGTGCAAGTCCAATGGGCTACGGTGATGTAGTCATCAGAAGTTAGGCGGTCGCACTGCGTGATGGTCCAAGTGGTGTTCATGTTATTTCTCCGAGATGGGTGTGGTGGTAATGATCCGCAAAATGGTGATGGCTACAGCAATGCCACAGCCCACCAGCATTTGATGAAACGGCGTCAGCGGCAGCAGGCCAACGTAGCCCTGCACGATGGACAGCACGGCCAAGAGAATGGCGAAGATGACGGTGCGGGATTTGAGAAGCTGGAGAAGGGTCATGGTGGGCTTTCAGGTAAGAAACCAAAAGGCACAGACCACTGCCGACCAGAAGGCCAGCAGCGTCAAGCCAATGCGGGTGTAGATTTGCGCGTTGCTCATTTGGCTTCCAGTGCGGCAAGGCGCTTGCGCAGGGATTGGATTTCGGCCAGCAGCAAAGGGACAAGCGAGGAAACATCAATCTGCTGATACTTGGGCGTTCCGTCCTCGTTCACATCGTCCTTGGTGCCAGATACAGCGTAGGGGGCGTGTGCCTGCGCTTCATGCGCAATCAGCATTGGGCGGCTCTGGGTTGCGCCTTTCATCACACCTTCGTAGACCTTCAGCGCGTCAATGGTTGCGCCGGGGTTTTGCACGGGGCCGATGATGTCTTTGGCTCGGTAGTCGGAAGTTGTGTTGTAGCGGACCAAACCGCCAGCACGGTTGTAGTCAATGTAGCCTCTAACTGTGTACGTTGCTTCCGTACCAAAATCTACAAAGACATTATTCCCTGCTGTCGCGTCGTTCCAAGCTGTAAGTGGCACGTCAGTTGCGGTTGACGAATTTGTACGCACCAATAAAGTTCGGTTTGCTTGTACCCCGTATACCGTTATCTTTGCATTGGCGTTCGTCGTCCCCACCAACAGATTCCCTAAGGCGTCTAGGCGCATGCGTTCGGTGCTGACAGTACCAAAACCAAGAAACCCAGAACGAGTGGTTAAACCAACATCTGTTGATGTGCCGGTGTTAAATGCTTGGTATGCCGTTCCCAAATCCCAAACAGCAACCCCGCTTGATCGGCCTGTGATGTATCCGCCATTTGCATTGGTGCTGTTTAGTATCGCTATTACGGAACTAGCCCCTGAGTCAACGTGCAGCTTCGCTCCCGGCGAACTCGTCCCAATGCCTAGGTTGCCTGCGTCATTGAGGTAAAAGTATTCAGTGCCTACGCTATTTTCAACAACCAATCCAGCAGTTGCGCTTGTCGTTCCTTGACCGCGAATAATCATGCGGTAGTTGGGATTTGTAGGTCGCCCCAAGCCGAGGTTGCCGCTGGCGTCGATGCGGAGGCGTTCGTCCCCAGCAATCCTAAACCTTATACTGGTTGAAGCCGCTGACGAATTAAGTGTTAATCCAGTAGCTCCATTTACAAGAATAGAACCTTCGGCGGCTGGAGCAAACCGCATATAGTATGAGCCATCATTTAACTCTAGTTTTGTTCCCGGCGAACTCGTCCCAATACCAACATTCCCCGAGGCGTCTTTATAAACCTGCCCAGACCCAATGTTGACAATGCCCGTGCCGCCTGTCAGGGTGCCGGTGTAGGATAAATTGCCTGTGGCAATGCTTGTAAAGTAATCCGTACCGTCAATGACGTTCGTGCCGTCACAGTACAGAATCATGGTCTTGCCGTTGGGTACAGAGATACCCGTACCTGCCGAGGTCTTCAAAGTAACTGCGAATCCACCTGTGGTCAGGTTGCGAATGATGTAGGCTTTGGAAGAGGTTGGAACGATGATGTTCCGTGCAGCCGTCAGGGTAAGGGTCGAGGGCACCGACAGCGCCATGTACCGGGCTTCGTTGGGGGAACTACCGTTTCCATTTGTCAGCGTGTAGTCCGCATTGGTCATCGAAGTCAGAGAGACAGTCCCGGAAACCGACTGGTCCAGCAGCGCGGTAATCTGCTGGTTGACAACATCACCCCATGTGCCTGCCTCAGTACCAGTTGTGGGGAGTGCAAGTTTGAGGTTGCCGGTGTAAGTAATCGTCATGTCTAGCTCCGAATAAGCGCGGATGTTGCAGTGTTGGCAGGCATGGTGACAACAAAGGTGTTAACCGAAGTTTTGTCTGCGCCGAAGTCCAAGACGGCTATCGCCTTGTTGCTTTTTGATGCGTTGTAAATCAGAGCCCCACGCGCTGTAATAACGCCTGCCCACGATGCGTCTGCAAAGTCTACGTAGGCAATTTGCCCAGAGGTGTTCACCGTAGCGCCTGTAAGAGATGCCCCGCCAGCGATGTATCCTGAGCCTGTTGCTTCATCAGTCGCCGTATAAACAGTTGTGGTTTCGCCCAGCGTGGCGTTGGCTGTGTAAAGCGCAATCTTGATGTCGTCCGTCAGCAAATCATGGACGGCTTGATACAGTTCCGCTTTGAAGCTGGTGCAGAGCGTTTGGGAGATCATGGCACAGAAACCCTCACCTGTCCGCTACGGTAGGCGTCCTGACGATCAAGGCCGTCTGCGAGTCGTTTAGCCAACAACAGCGCTTCTTTGTACCGGGCATCGTACATGGCAAGCACATCAGGCTCACCCTTCATGTACGTGTAGGCTTCCAGCAGGGTTCCATACAGCAAGACGGTATCAAAGTTGTCGCCCAGCCATGTTGTCGTAGCTGTGACGATGGACTCTGGGTAGTAGTAATACTGCAACTCGGCAGAAAGTGCGGCGCTGGGGGTCGGCCCCAGAATGAACCGGAGCGGGATCGTCGGTGTAACACCTGAAACCTGTGGTCCAAAGATGGCGTAGTACCGTGGAGTCCCTGTGGCTGCGACTGTGGGGTACGCCTCTCGGATGAAGTTTACATCCTTGTTGAGCAAGAACGCATACACCCCAGCCGGGTCAATGACGGCCAACGAATAAGCAGACAAGAAGTCGCTCGGGCAGTCGAGGTACTGAACACTCGGGGTCAGGGTCAGTGTCGAGGTCTTGCGAATCGACGGAAACTGCATGGAGTTGTATACACGTTGTTCTGCTTGTTCGATGAACGTATTCATCTGGGCAGTGGGGAACGTATTCTCTGAATAGGCAGAGACCGCAGATACAAGCTCCGAGTAGTTCATGCCATCGGACCCCGGCTCATAGTACCTTTAGTCGCACAACCAGCACCGCGCATTTTAATGCCGCTGGTTTTCACGCCTTCGTAGTCCTTGGAGCGATAGTTGCCCACAGACACGCTATCGTCACCAACCTTGCCGCGATCACCGCCGTCGTAGCCAGCACTTTTCAGGCTGACCTTACCACCCGCCATCGTGTGAGGCTTGGCGTAGACTGCGGCGTCACCGACTTCTTTGCCCATGAGTTTTTTGCTGAAGGTAGCCATTATTTGCTCCGCTTCTGGTTCACGACCTTAGCCATGTTGCGGCCATACTTGAGCATGTCCTCATTGGTTTTGCCGCCGTTACCACCCTTGCCGCCTTTTTGGACGGGGACGGTTTTGCTCTGAGTAGCCATAAGATTCTCCTTACGTTAAAACGATTGTAACTTGCCCTACCGCAGATTGGCTAACCAAATAATTGGGAGTCAACGCCGCATCAAAGAAACTAGAACCACCTACCGGAGCCCAGCCCCACTGAATATCTCGGTTCTGCACATAACCAGCAAAGTCTGGCCGTGGATCGCGTACAGCCTGTGGGTCCGACACTGGGTACATGCCAAGCTGCAACTGCGGGTGATCTTCTTCCCAGCACTCATTGCATACCTTGATTGCTACCTGCTTCGTCTTGATGACGAGATTCTTCAGGTCTTTCAGCTTCACGCGAATACCGCACCTATCGCACTCCGCGATGGCCTTTGCGCCAACGGTAAACCTATTTGCCATATCAACTCACGAACATTTGCCGTGGTACGAACCGAACAGCGGCCTTCTCGCGGTCTTCATCCGAGGCAATCTGCCATGCAATATCGTACTGATCTTTCAGAATTGGCAGTCGCTCCAATGCGCCGGGAATCTTCATTGCCAAGTAATACGCTAGTCCCGCCACCATGCAAGGAAGGAACCTGAACGGCACATCCATCGTGTTTACACCGTTGCCTGCATCCTGAATCCTGCGAAGCCTCCAATAAATGAAGGAATAGGTCTGTGAGCCATCAGGCGTGGGCCAGACAGTCACCGTAGGGATTGGGCTTACTCGGTCAATGTAGACCTGAATAGGCCGTGCCTGCGTCAGTTTGTTGGGGATGCTTGCGTAGGTTGAAACACTAATCCGCGTAATCGTTAGGTCGGCTTGGGTAGAAACATTGCCAGCACCGGTACGGATTACGTGTTCCAAAAGGTCAACGGTACTGTCCGGCAGGTTGTAAGTGGCTGTGCCTTGAACCAGTGGAATGGAGCCTTGCTCGACTGTCCACAAATTGATCCCTCGTGAGGCCCAGTCTGTAAAAAGAATTGATAGCGACCTACGTGCAGTGCGTAAATCATATCCCGAGCGCAACTCCGCTCCGCAGCGCTCCATTGCCTCCTCGACAATCTCCGTCAAATCCATGTTAAACGATGATGTGCCAGATGTAGTCATACTTCTTTCCTAAATAGCCAACCTTTGGACCGGCCTTGTTTTCGAAGTGCTTGGCAAACCGCTTGAATACTGACACCAATATCATCTGCTGCATCTTTTAGTGTATCCCAGTGTTTTTCACCATGCACCGAGTGTGAACCAATAATTGCAACAGCCATATGGTTAAGCGCGCCTACTTGACGCTGTCCTTTGCCATAAAAATAATTCTTTTCACCGGCAAATGCACCTTTAGCTTTTAATAGCGCAGAAAGTTCGGGGCGCTTCTTTCCTTTCCATGCATTATTTTCTGAAATGTTTGCTCGGTGCTCAGTAGAAAGTTTGCGACCAATTTGCCATGTAGTTGCAGAAACACTTATTTTTTTTCGTGTCTCTACTGTATGCACACGACCCGTTGAAGTAAGCGCAATTTTTAACCGCGTTTCCTCGGAAATAGGGCTTCGTTCTTTTGCCGCTTTACTGGATTTTTGACGCCACTCATCGGTACGAACTACAGCACGTAGCTTGGCTTTTGTTTTTTCGCTTCGCTTAATACCAAGCAATGACATAGAAATTGCTGCTGCAACATCAGGATGTGACGATGGAGCAATATCCCCCCTATCAAGAATATTGACAAGCGTTCCAAACGGCTTGAAGTGAGCAATTATTGCCGCCTCTTCTTCAATGGCCTGCTCTTGTGTGAGGCCGTCTACAAGAAGTACAACTTTGTGACCATGCTTTGCTACTGTATGCTGCCAGTGTTTATTGCGACCACGATGCGACCACGCTCGTTTACGCGTACCTTTCCCGACATAGAACACAGTCTGATCGGGTTTTGTATGTGCGTAAACGTAATAACTCATAGTCTACTTTGCGGTTAGTGCAGATCGTTTAAACGCTTCAGCCGTAGGCGCACCCGGCTTACCAACTTTACGCATTTTCTCGCCAGAGCCTTGAGCAATCCGCTTACGTTTAGCGTGAATGTTTGCATACAAGCCTACCTGTCCACCCTCTTTGTACTGGGTGAAGTCAGTGTCGTCACGCCTAGCTTTACGCTTTGCGCTTGGCATTTTGGAGGGGTTGATGTCCCCCATGCCTCGTGATGGCCTCATACAAACCTACCTTTGGTCTTACCACGTTGCTCAATGCCACCGCCACGGGCATACTTCTTGACCCGACCACCCTTTTTCATGCCTTCTTTTTCGGCATCTATTTCGCGCAGAGCTTTGTCGTTTTCCATGTCTGCGATACGGTTCTTGGTATCCTCAGAGAGCTTCACACGATCACTGCTACCCATCTTGTCGGCAACAGCTTTGAGGGTACTAGAACCCTTAACCATCTTCTTGCCAGCACCAGTGCGCTCATCAATTTCTCGGCCAAGTTCGTAGCCACCCTGTAACGCGGCTCCAGCGAGGCTACCCCTGCCGACGTTCCTGTTATCTGCACGCTGACCAGCTTCGCGTACTACCTCACGGGCAGTGCCTTTGAGT